GAGATATATATTCCAGAAATATATGTACCTGATATACCAGAACCATATAGCCAACATTATATAAATATTGCAAAGCCACCAGATATTGATGTACCTGGTTGTACTTATCAACATCGTGATATAAAAAATACTGGTAATCGTAATTTACTTATCGAGGACAAAAATGGCGTATTCACATCGTGCGATTTTCCATTCCCTAGCTATATTCCTCTTGACTATACACCTGAGAATCTTGTCATTACAGAACAAGCACCTGTTAATAACGAAGAGTTACCTTTACCAGAAACAAAAACAACAGATGCAAAATTACCAGAAAAAAAAGATGAAGAGATTGTAATTCCAGATTGCCCTGGTAAAAATGACAGAAGGGTAGGAGAGTTTACATCAGAGTTGCGTACAGAAAGAGTAAAGGGTTATAAGAGGGGAGAAGATGGTATTGAATGTATTGTTATTTATGAAGACGTTCCGTTTATCGATCAATACATCCCAACTACTAGTGCTGTTGTTAATACAGTTGTTATTGCTACTGTTGCTGCCTCTACTCCATTATTACTTAATGTTATAAAACCATTAGTAAAACAAGTTATAAATAAGTTTACAAAAAAGAAAAAACAAAAGTAAAATAAATATACCCTATTTGAAAAGGCAATGGATAGGGTGTCTAGGTAGGCAAGTTTCCTGTAGCTTGTCTACTGCTCTATTTTATGTTTGTGCGGTATAACTTGATTTGGCGGAATAGTAACAACAATATCTTCACAGGTAACAGCACTAGGTGTATTAGGTTTAAACGTAGCTCCAAGTTTTGCTTGCTCTGAACAAATCTGAAGACGATATAGACTGACTTCCATCGCTAGTTTTTTAAATAATAATTCTTGATTTTTTATATTTATTTCTGTTGCTTTATGGCAAAGTGCTGGTGATTTTCCCAGTGGTATGTTTATCTGAGCAGAGATACCATAATTTAAATTAAAGTTTTCTTTTTCAAATCTTGGTGTTTCTTGTACATATTTTATTTCGCCAGTATCTTCATCATATATATTTTGTTTGGTCACAGTTTCTCTAGGTAAAGAAAAAGAATGTGCATCAGTTACATAAGGTGTAATTGTAAGGCTAGGAGAGGCACAGACAATACCTTGACTCATCCTAAAACTTGGCATTGAGCTTGGCGTAATCATAGTTGCATTGTTATTTACAACGCCCTGTGCGTTACTGCTAGGACTTGCAACTGTTGTATTAGCCAAAATTCTTGCAGGGCAAAGCAATAACGCTACTGCCCAAAGGTAGTTGTAGTTTCTGTTGTAGTGCTTGTATTTATTGTTCTTGTTATTGTTGTGACTGTGTCTAACCCTGGTGTTATCAATGTCTCTTGCAGAGAAAATGCACCTGCTGGATTTACGATTGTCCATCTTGGTACTGCTTCTAGGTTTGGTGAAGTCCAACTAAAATTTACTCCTCCAACTGTTTGTTCTGTAAGTGTTGTAGCTGTAGGGTTAATGTATTTATTTGTATCAGCACTTTCAATATTATGTCCTGATGCAGAGTAGCTATATCCAGTTCTGTATTGATGGCTTGTAATAGTTTCATTTATAACTGATTCAGTTGTGCTTGATGTACTGGAACTCCCACTACGAAATTGTGGCACAATAGGAACTGCAATTGTTCTTGCAGGTAATAGTAATAAAACTAATAACCAAAGCTTAGTCAATGGTAATTGTTACTTTAGTTGATCCGATACAACTAGTACCCGATCCCCCTGCGGTACAGGTATGAATGCCAGAACTCAATGACGTTAAAGCAAGCGATCCAGCCGTACCGCCTGATCCAATTGTAGTCTGACCACCTAATACTGGTAATGCTGCAATACCCGAACTAGGAGTTACAGCAGATGGTGTAGCATCTCCCATTATTACAGATTCTGTTTTGCTAAAAGCTGAACCTGCTGTTGTTATAGCAGTATCTGTTTGGATCATTGCTGGAACACCATTAGATAACGAACCAACATTTATTCCACCTATTTTTCCTGATGTTGTTGTATCTCCTACAGTTACAGATGGTGTAATATTGTTTCCGCTTAGTGAATATGTAGTTCCTACCTTGTTGGTTACTACATAAGGCATATCTACAGTTATTTGTGCAGATGTCACAAATTCTTGCTTAATGTCTGCAAATGCAGCGGTGGGTAATAGACAAAAAATTGCAAGAAGTTTTTTCATTTTTTTACAACTCCAACTTTAGAATCTTTATTGTCAACTATTTTAACATTACCATTTTGTTTCTTTTTGTCATTGTTCTTACTTTTCAAGTCAACTCCAAATTGCGTGAGGACTCCCGACAATAAGCCAGCCGCAAAGGTAGTATCAATTTGCCTAACAGGGTTTGGATTGTAGTATGACCAAGAAATAACCGCCAACGACCACCCAAGAACAACAATTTGAACAAAAGTTGCGACAATATTTGGCGTTTGCTTTTCTTCTTCTTCCATGTTTAAAAACTACCTTAGTTGGGGATTGCACAAAGCTGACCATTACTTTGCATTAAGGTAGTTATTTGTCAATTTAACAAATATTGTTATGTTTGGGAAGTAACACAAAAATTCTTATGCTTAAACTATTAAAACCAATACTACTTAAGTTTTTTTCGTCATCAGCGGTCAAACAGCTTATAGTAGATTTGCTTCGTTCTATATGTAAGCAAACATCGAATGAACTTGATGATCAAGCTGTAGATTTTCTTGAACATCAATTGTTTCCTGGTAGAAACTTATGAAAGATAAATTTGTAATCTTTGCAGAAGAGCCTCCTATAGAACTACAACTATCTACAGAAATGCGTTGTAGAGAAATAGAAAACAATCCTGACATAGATTATGTAAAAAGGTATTGCATTAGTCTGTTGCGTAACAATGCAAAAAGAGATGCAATTCTTGCAGCAACTCTACAAGAACTGGCAGAAGCTCATGTAACGATTGCAAAAGCAGAACAAGTTCAGATAATACATTGGTGGGTGTTGCGTAGAATAATAAGAAACTTTTTTATATCAATAGCTTTGTTTATTGTTATTAGACTAAACAAGCTACTGACTGCTATAAATAACAAGATCAACAAAAAAATATAATAATTTGTTAAAATATAAATGCAAAGGTATTGGAGGATGCTATGAAGCAATCCAAAAAAACTCGTTTGCAAGAGCTACGACAAGAAGTTCGTACTTGTTCTGATCCTTATGAACTAACAGCTATCTTAGCCTTAGACAATGAAAGGCTAAGGCGTGAATTAGCTAAATTACAAAGTTAGTTAGGATCAAAACGTCTTGTTTTCAGCTTTTCTATAGCTTGCTGTTGTTTTGTTGTCAGTAATTTATATAAAAATAAACGCCAATCAAAACGGATATTCACTTTTATCTCCCTCTACTGGCTTATCTACAGACATAATTCCACTAATCCAGGGTTTACCTGATTTTGTTTCTTTGTTCCAGCCTTTTATAGGAATTTTTACAACCATATCGCCACGATAATTTTGTTCACCTTCTTGACTTGTAATCCATTCTGCTAATGCCATAGCATCTTGCAGCAATAGTTCCATAGTTCCTAAATGATCAGGTTTTTCATTTTTAAATAAGCTGAAATTTGCTTTAAAAACGCTTTGATACTTGTTTTCCATAATTAAAGAATGTGATAGTGGGCAAGGATAATCTCGTTAGTTAACGAGGACATAGTTACTTTTTTGTCAGTAATATATCTTTTTTGCACTTCTTGTTGCATTTTTTTATATGCTTTTCTATCAATAAGTGCATTAATACGGATTTTTGGATACTCTTTAGAATTTTCCATTTTCTAACTCCTTGAGACAGTTTTTAAGTTGCAAAACTGTCATTTGTTGTAGCTTAGATCCCTCACCTTGTATTTTGTACTGATTAGCCTTGGACAATACCCATAACCTTTTCTGCTCGTCATCTTTCATTTTAAGGTTAAGTTCATTCATAATCATGCTGACAAGCTCTTCGCTGCTGTACTGATTTTTCTTGATAAGTTCTGGTTTAGGCTCGGTTTTAGTAACAACCTTTAGATGCGGTTCGTTATCTTCTATTTCTTCTTTAGCCCATAACTCATAACCTAAAGAAAACTGAAACGCACAATGTGCAACGAAACCTCTGCGTTGAGAGTCTGATACTTCTCTTGCATCAATCTGTTGTCTTTTCAGTGCCTTTTTGTTATTACCCATTATCGGATAAATAAAATCAGAAAATTTGTTACCCTCTGGATCTTGGAAATAAAAAATAAAATACATAGAACCATCAGGTGCATCAAATAATGGTGTACCATCTTGTTCATTCATTTTTGTATGATGTGTCCAGCCAGGACACTTTTCATTAAATATGGAGGCAACTTTTGCCCATGCCATATATTTTGCCTTAAAACCTGTAGGCAGTTGATGTACATCTTTAATTTCGATGACACCTGCAAGATTAGGATTATTAGTGTTCATAATTTAAATATCTCTAACACATATGATCATGTCAAGATGATATATTCATATGTAAATAAAACTTGTTTTCCACAGGGTGATGCGTAATGATGCAAACTGCATACTTTTGCATCACATTGCATCACAATGATGAAACGAATTACGGTTACTATTTCAGAAGTAACAGAGGCTAAATTAAAGAAAAAAAAGCCAGAATATCTGTCACTGTCTAAATATATAAATATGATATTAGAAAGTAGTCTTGACAATCTTGACAGCTTAGTTAGACTACCCGCGTACCGTGTCGGTGCGGAAGAAACATCTACTAATATAGATTTAAATACTTCTACACCTGTAAACGAAGACAAGGTACACTTTGAATCTTCTAATTTTTCTTCTAAAGAAAAAAATTTAAAAAATTCAATCGCTGTTTTGGGGGAAGATGTCGGAAGGGAGTCTGAGGGAAACCCTAAGAACACCCCTTTACCGTATGATTTTGAGACTAGTATTCCTGATAAATTAAAGCCATATTCTGATAAAATTGCATCGTTCTGGCGAGTAAAGAAAGGTACAAAAAATAGGCTTGCATGGTCGTTGCAAATGGGTGAACTTGAAAAAATATTAGATAATCTTGGTAAAAAAGTTCTTGTAGAACAACTTGATCAAGCTTGTATGGCGGGTACCTGGAAACAGATTAACTATAATAGAACTATTGAATACTCTGATAAAAAAGAAGAAATAAAGCAAAACAAACACCCAGCACATAAAGTATTTAAAGCTAGTGATTTAGGTTGGTGAATATGAAACAACTACCTCTTATACAAATCAACCCTGTTAATGGAGATAGATATTATGTAAACGAATATAAGCCATCATTAAAATATGCATCTGTTACTAATGTTCTTGCAAAAACCGTTTCTAAATCTATGGCATATGGACTAGGAATATGGAGACAAAAGCAAATAGATGCAGGTTTAGATCCTGATATAGAACTAAAAAATGCTGCAAATCGTGGATCTGTTTTACATGATTGGACAGAAAAATATCTTAATGGTGAGAATCCCCAAGTAATACCTGAGTACAAAAAATATACAGATAGAATAGAACAATGCCCTATATGGAAGCATATAGATGAGGTTATATGCACAGAGCAGAAAGTTTGCAGTGATAAAAACGTAATACCTTTTGCAGGTACGTTTGATGCTTTGTTAAAAATAAACGGCAAGACAGTATTGTTTGATTTAAAAACAAAAAATGCAGATAAGTCTATACCTACAAAAGAATTAACTAATGAAGCATTATGTCAAATGCAAGCATATCGTTTATGTCTGAAAGAAAATTATGATATGGATGTAGATAGATTTATTGCACTGTATGTTTATCCAGATCAACCTGCATATCCTGTACACGCAAGTGGTGAGGCATTGACTATTTATGAAAACTTGTGGACTAAACGACTGAGAAATTTTGCAGAGCAACAATTATGGCAATGACAAGAAGAGAGCAACTGTTAAAACAGGTAAAAGAACACGCAGAAAAGATGCGTAAGTTTCAACAGGAATTTCATAAGAACATGAGCAACAAAGATGAAATGACATCCAAGGATTTGCAGTATATGAATAAGGTGTTTGAACAGATGAAGCTAGACCACGAAAAATTATTAACTGAGTATTATAACTACAAAAAACCTGACTTATGAAAGTTCTTGTTGCCTGTGAGTATAGCGGTAGGGTAAGAGATGCATTTACTGCAAAGGGACATGATGCAATAAGTTGTGATCTGCTGGAAACCGAAGTGCCTGGTAAACATTATCTAGGAGACATAAAGGATATTATTTTTGATGGTTTTGATCTGATGATTGCGCATCCACCTTGTACACATCTTGCAGTATCTGGCAGCAGGCATTTCTGGCGTAAGGAGAAAGAACAGAAAGAGGCATTGGATTTTGTAAGGTTCTTGATGGATGCACCTATAAAAAGATGGTGCCTGGAAAATCCTGTAAGTGTTATCAGTTCCAGAATCAGACCATCAGATCAGACAATACAACCATATATGTTTGGTCATGGTGAGACTAAGGCAACCTGTTTCTGGCTCAAAAATCTACCTTTGTTAAAACCTACAAAATATGTGGAAGGTAGAGAGCCAAAGGTATGGTTAGAACCACCAGGCCCTGATCGTTGGAAAAACAGAAGCAGAACATATCAGGGAATTGCTGATGCGATGGCAGAACAATGGGGAGATGAAAGTAGATTACCTACACCTGTCGAACAACTTACCTTATTTTCTTGACAGGTATAGATATTAACCTATACTATAAATTATTATCTCTTACAAAAATGAAAGACATTAATTTAAACCTTTCTCCAGATAAAGCAGGTGCTTTATGGCTTGCTTTAGATAACACAATACATTTTGGTACAGATTTCAGAGATAGATTCACTGAGAAACAAAGACAAGATGTACTTGAATTGTTTGAACAAGTTAAACAATATAATCCTTTTTGGCAAGAAAGGAGTTGTGTAAAATGAACGTACCAATTCTTGCAGAAGAGTATTTATCCAGACTTGCAGAATTAAAAAAAGAAATGGATGAATGCCAAACAGAAATTAGGCTTGTATATGCAAAGCTTACAAAGTATTTAGCGGAAGGACATCTTGACTATTTAAAGTCAAGTTCTGGCAGCATCACATATAAGAACAAACAGTATATACCTGTTAAAGGTAGAGTTGTTTACGATTACAGTAGTGATCCTGAGATTGCTGCAAAACAAAAAGAGTTACGTCAGCTAAAAAAAGTAGCAGAAGCTATAGGTACATTAGAGTCAAAACAATCTCCAGATTCTTGGAGAATAAAA